GAGACTACGTCCTTAACCTTGAACGCCTTCTATTCCTTTGCGAACATGAATTCGGGCGTGAGAACACTAGCTACGTTGGACGAGGAAGAGGAGAATTCGTTGAGCCAGTACCCTTGACTGAATGGGTGACTTCAAACTTGTGTGAGGTAAATGGTCCAGGGGGGCCCCAGTCCCCTCCTTACCGTCTTTGTTGTTGTATCCTCTCATGCCTATATTGGCTAAGTCAGTGGAGCGAGCGCGCTCTCTCATACTTATCGGAGCATCTCGGCTCGGGAAGACTGAGTGGGCAAGATCTCTTGGCAAGGCCATGTACTTCTGTGGTCAATTCAACCTCGACGACTGGAACGGAGACGCCGACTATATCATCCTGGACGACTTCAACTTCAAATTCTTTCCAGCATGGAAATGTTTTCTCGGATGCCAGAAGCAGTTCGTGCTCACTGACAAATACCGAAAGAAGCGAACAGTCAATTGGGGGAAGCCCTGTATCGTTCTCGGGAACGATGACGACGAGTCAAATCCTTGCAGAGCTCTTTCCAGAACTGCAAATGAATGGATCGCAGTGAACTGCGTTTTTTATTTGTTAGGGAATAAACTATACTAAGGTTCTCTGAAATACATGGTCAACTTATAGTCCATCTCGGCAATAACGGTATTGGACACGTCATTTGTGTTACTGATGGCTTGCATAACAAGATAATAAGCTCCGTGCTTATACGTGAGGGCCGTGTTGCTAAGATCAGCTTCTCCAGGATCACGTACTTGAACCCAACGATTGATAGGGAAATAAAAGTTGAAGAGAGACGGCGTAGCGATAATACCAGCTCCAGCTTCGTTTTCAACACCGGGATTTACCATTACTATACGAGACGACAACACCTTACAATTGGTGGTATCAAACGGCAACTGATAACCGTTTCCGACGTATTGTAACGAAACCGTTGCACTTTCAAAAAAGCGTGGATTAACGTTAGGAGAGGTCGCAGTCGGATTGGTACTAGCGGTGGTGGCACTTGTGAATTCAGTAAAACCAGCAAATAGAATTTGAGGATTCTGTTCACGACTCCATACGAGACTAATGCGAATAGTCGCCCCTTGGCGAGTAGTCACTTCTCCGGAGGTTCCAACTTGTCCGCGTATACCATAACCTTTGAGCCAATACTTGTTACCGACGAACATATCATCCTGGACACCTTGATGAGTGCCGAACATAGGACAGGCAACATTGGTGACACGAGTAGTTCCATCGCCTTCACGTATGGCAAGACCGTTAACTATAGCATCGTCGTATTTACGAGGCTCGGCTGTCTTAAGGATAACACGCTTAACTGCTCTCTTAAAAGAGCCACGGCGTCTACGAAAGCGGCGCGGGCGACGTTTGAAGCGGCGACGAAAACGCCTTCTGAATGTACGACGTCTGAATGCAGGCATACTATTTTTGGCTATACGAGCGCGTTTAATATCAAATGATAGGTCAACACCTTCGTCGTCGAACTTCCTTTTTCGGTCGATATATCTGTCGTATTTCCTAGTTAGGGGATACGTCGCTGCAAGAGCTGCAAGACCAGCTCCTATTTGCCAAGCAGAATTTGCCATCGAAAAGTTTTTCGAATGCGCAGCACACTTATATAAGGTGGCGGGTGGCGGGTGGCAGTAGGGTAATATTATGCCTACTGCCAATTTTCTGTTCGATGGAGTTCACGTTTTCCTCACGTACCCGCAATGCCCTCTTGAGCGCGAACAACTACGAGATTTCGTTTGTGAACGCTGGCCCGGGTGCCGGTTTTTTATTGTCCGCGAGTTGCACAGCGATGGGAGTTATCATCTACACGCTTACATACACTTCGGCAGTCGAAAGCGATTCACCACCGCAGACTGTTTCGATTTGGATGGATACCATCCTAACATACAGAAGCCTCGACGTGTGCGAGATATTATTGCCTACCTCCGTAAAGAGGACGATTCGCCGCTTTCTAACAGCGAATTCGAGAGCGCGGGAGAGAGTTGGGGCGATATACTCACCACTTCAAAGACCAGAGAAGAGTTTTTGGGACGCGCTAGAGAGCTGTTTCCGAGAGACTACGTCCTTAACCTTGAACGCCTTCTATTCCTTTGCGAACATGAATTCGGGCGTGAGAACACTAGCTACGTTGGACGAGGAAGAGGAGAATTCGTTGAGCCAGTACCCTTGACTGA